GAAGCTCCAAGTAACGAGCTTCGTCGTAGGCGGCGTCAAGAAGCCGCATAAGGAGTTTACATGGCTACGACCGCTGGCGATCAAATCAATGCAGCCCTTCGCTTGATCGGTCAGTTGGCCGAAGCCGAAGTACCTTCTGCCGCCACATCTCAAGATGCGCTTGCGGCGCTCAATCAGATGCTCGATTCTTGGAATACTGAGCGGCTCTCCATCTTTACTACCCAAGAACAAGTATTCTCTTGGCTTCCAGGACGTATTAGCCAGACGTTAGGCCCAACTGGTGACTTTGTCGGCAACCGTCCTATTCTTATGGATGATGCTACTTACTTCATTGATCCATCGAACGGTATTTCGTTTGGCATCTTGATGATTAATCAACAGCAGTACGACGGCATCGCGGTTAAAACTGTTACCAGCACTTATCCACAGGTAATGTGGATCAATACAAACTATCCAAATGTCGATATTCACTTGTACCCAGTACCAACTAAGGTATTGGAATGGCACTTTATTTCGGTAGATCCGTTAGACACGGCAACGTCTCTTTCAACAAATTTGACATTTCCTCCAGGCTATTTGCGGGCGTTCAAGTACAATCTTGCGTGTGAAATTGCGGCTGAGTTTGGCGTCGAGCCACCACCTACGGTTCAACGGATTGCCATGACATCCAAGCGCAACCTCAAGCGCATCAACAACCCAGACGATATTATGTCGCTTCCATACTCGATTGTTGGCACTCGCCAACGGTTCAATATTTTTGCGGGTAATTACTAATGCAAACGCCTATCCTCGGCCAAAGCTACGTTGCCCGAAGCGTCAATGCTTCGGACAATCGCATGGTCAATTTGTTTCCAGAAGCTACAATTCAAACTGGTAAAACATTAGGATTTTTGAACCGCGCTCCTGGTTTGCGTAAGCTCGCGACCATAGGCACAGGCCCAATCCGTGGGTTGTGGGCTCCTGAGCCTAACGGCACCTATGCCTATGTCGTATCTGGCAGTGAATTTTATCAGATTGATAGCAGCTACAACGCTGTACTTCGTGGAACGGTGGCCGGCACTGGACCGGTATCTATAGCCGACAATGGTAGCCAAATTTTTATAGCCACTAACCCTAATGGCTATATCTACAACATGAACACGTTGGCGTTCGCTCAAATTACCGATCCTGACTTTGCAGGCGCGGTAACGGTAGGCTTTCTTGATGGTTATTTCGTATTTAACCAGCCTGATTCGCAAACTGTGTGGGTAACGTCTCTTTACGACGGTCAGTCCATTGATCCGCTTGGGTTTGCCAGTGCCGAAGGTTCGCCAGACAAACTGCTCGCCCTTATTGTCGATCACCGCGAAGCATGGTTATTTGGATCTAACTCGGTCGAAGTCTGGTACGACGCCGGAACAGCTACGTTTCCTTTGGTTCGTATTCAGGGTGCATACAATGAAATTGGCCTTGCTGCGGTCTATTCCCCTGCCAAACTTGACAATGGTGTGTTCTGGCTAGGGGCTGATGCCCGCGGTCGCGGTATTGTCTATCGCACCAATGGCTATACCGGCGCTCGTATTTCAACCCATGCAGTTGAATATGCCATTCAAAGTTACAGCACAATAACGGACGCAATCGGGTACACATACCAACAAGAAGGCCACGCCTTCTATGTATTGACGTTTCCAACTGCCCAAGCAACGTGGGTCTATGACGTTTCAACTGACAATTGGCATGAGCGGGCTGGATGGTTGAATGGGCGTTTTACTCGTCAACGTCCTAATTGCCAGATGAACTTTAATAATCAGATTATCCTTGGTGATTATTTGGATGGGCGCATTTATGCGTATGATTTATCAGTATATGCGGATGATGATAGTATTCAAAAATGGCTTCGGTCTTGGCGGGCTTTGCCGGTAAACGGCAATGACATGAAACGCACGGCCCAGCATAGCCTTCAGCTTGATTGCGAAACAGGCGTTGGTTTGAATAGCGGCCAAGGCAGTGATCCTCAAGTTATGCTTCGTTGGTCTGATGACGGCGGTCACACATGGTCCAACGAACATTGGGCGTCTATGGGTGCAATAGGTACATATGAAACCCGTACCTTTTGGCGTCGGCTTGGCATGACGAACAAACTTCGCGACCGTGTTTATGAAGTGTCCGGCACCGATCCGGTTAAAGTTACTATTATGGGCGCGAATTTAATTTTGAGTTCAAGCAATGCCTAGTAATCAAAATGTTACCCAGATCCCTGCACCCCGTGTTCCTTTGGTTGAAGCCGAAACTGGATTGATGTCGCGTAATTGGTTTCGGTATTTTAATAACGTCAACACGCTTGTTGGTGCCGGTACTGGTGTAGCCCCTATTAACGCAGGCGGTACGGGCAACGCAGCATTGCCTACCAATGGGCAGCTTTTAATTGGCAATAATACCAATTTTTCGCTCAATACGATAACCGCCGGCGCTGGGTTAACGATTACCAATGGCCCAGGCACCATTACACCTGCCATAGCAAACACGACTGTTACGGCGGCTAGTTATGGATCTGCAACCGCTGTTCCGACGTACACGGTCAATGCTAGAGGCCAGCTTACGGCAGCGGCTAACGTCTCAATTGCCATAGCCACCACGCAGATTAACTCAGGCGCGTTGCCTTCCGGCGTCACCTTACCCGCTACTCAAGTTACGACAGGCGCGTTGCCTTCCGGCGTCACCTTACCCGCTACTCAAGTTACGACAGGCGCGTTGCCTTCCGGCGTTACGCTTGACACTTCTCAATTATCTTCCGGCACTTACACGCCAACTTTGACCAACGTGACCAATATAACTTCCAGCACGGCGATAGTTTGCCAATATATGCGAGTGCTTACAACGGTTACAGTCAGCGGATCGGTGACAATTACGGCTACGGCTATAGGTAACACAGTGCTTCGTATGTCGTTACCGATTGCCAGTAATTTTGCATCTGTAGGTCAAGCTGGCGGCACGCTTGCCACCACGACAGCAGGTGGGACATCGCAAGGTGGTATTGTTGCGGATGCCACCAATAAAACATTCACATTCCAATTTGTGGCATCGAGCATTGCCGCTACAACTTATACTTTCTCCGTAACGTATCAGATTGTCTAAATCTGAAAATCAATGTAAGGTGCGATTATGGCAATTCTTCTTTCACCCCTCGGCGGTGCCGGCTGGCAATTTTTAACTAATACCGGCTCTGTTTTGACGGGCGGGTTGCTGTACACCTACGCCGCAGGCACCACGACGCCATTAGTAAGCTATACAGACAATACAGGCACGACCGCCAACTCAAATCCTATTGTCCTTGATTCGGCCGGCCGTGTATCGGGCGAAGTATGGTTAACCGATACGGTTTCTTACAAGATTGTGCTTAAAGATTCGACAGGCACTCAAATAGCATCTTGGGATAACATTACGGGCATTCCGGTCTATTCAACGCCTACGTCTATTACGACCAACTACATTACGACCGGCACCCTTACGGCGACCAATTACATCTATATGAGTTCGACGGGGCAGCTTAAACTTGCTTCCGGCACGACGGCCCAACGCGCAGGCGCGTTTAGTGGTACAGGTTCGATCAGCGGCACGACGTTGACCCTGACGGCTGTGACGGCAGGCACAATGTATGTGGGAGCTACCATCACGGGTACAAGTGTTACGTCCGGCACCCGCGTTGTGGGTCTTGGCACCGGAACAGGTGGCGCGGGTACATACATTGTAGATACATCACAGACAGTTGCTTCTACAACCATTACCGATGTACCCGTATCAGGTATGCTTCGTTACAACACAACGACAAGCACGTTTGAAGGTTACGGCGCTTTAGGTTGGGGTTCTATTGGCGGCGGTGCGGCGGGCGGTGGTACAGACGCAATCTTCTGGAACAACGGGCAAACTGTTAATACTTCATATTCTATCCCTGCTACTACAAACGCAGGTACTTTCGGGCCGGTTACAATTAGCTCGGCGGCTACAGTTACGGTCCCATCAACCTCAACTTGGACGGTGATCTAATATGGGTAACGTAACGCTCGCGGGGGCCACATCCGGTCAAATTACCCTAGCGCCTACAGCGGTGGCGGGAACAAACACGCTTACGCTTCCGGCATCTACAGGTACGGTTGCATTAACGGCAAGTCCTACGTTTACTGGAACAACAACTGTTTCAAATTTAACTTTGGCTGCTGGCACCGCGTCACTTGCGCCTGAAGTGTTTACGTCTGGAACCAACTTAACATCGGCTATTGCGGGAGCGATAGAATATGATGGCAAAGTATTTTACGGTACTCCGCAAGGCACTCAACGTGGGGTTATACCGGGGCAGCAAATTTATGTCACCAATTCTGGGTATGTTGGGTCAAATTCATCTTCTGCGCAAAGCATTTTTGGTGTGGGTGTAACTCTTTCTGCGTCAACGCAATATGCATTTGATATGGCTTTTGTTTTATCCAAATCTGCGGGGACAACCTCTCACACATTAGCCCTTTCTTTTAATGGCGGGACAGCATCGTTTAACAACTTTTTGTGCCAAGGAGTTTATAACTATGGCGGCGCATCTTTTGTAAATGGCGCAAATGCAGGGGCTTCATCAATTGGGCTTAATACTTCAGGTTCCACTGTTGTGTCTCCGGCAATCACCAATGCTACCTATTCGCAATACTTTATGTTAAACGGATTAGTTTCCACGTCTACTGGCGGTACATTCTTACCTCAATATACGCTTTCAGCCGCTCCCGGCGGTGCATATACAACGTATGGTGGCTCATACATAAGAATTTATCCAATTGGTGCGTCGGGTGCTAACATTTCAGTCGGAGCATGGGCATAAAATGGTCGCTCTTCTTAGAACAACCCAGATCCAAGAACCGTCATCGGCTACGGTTAATATGACAAACGACACACTGGGCAACACTGCCTTTGGTGGGATGCCATACGGCACGTCGTCGTTTCTGCGGAACCGTATTATCAATGGGAATATGCAGGTTTGGCAAAGAGGCACTTCGTTTACTGGAAGTGGTTCCATTTCATACACAGCGGACCGTTGGTGTAATATTCAATATTCTGGGTCAACTCCAACGATTAGTCAGGTAACAAGTATTGGTCTTGCCGGATTTCAATATGCTTTACGGATTCAGCGTACAAGCGGAAACACGAATACAGCTTCATTAAATCTTTCCCAAAGCATTGAAACATTAAATTGTTACGATTTAGCAGGGCAATCAATTACATTATCATTCTATGCAAGAGTTGGAGCCAATTATAGCGGAACCACAGGTGTAAGGTCATATATCGCAACAGGAACTGGAACTGATCAAAACATTTATGGAACTTACACAGGTTCGGTTGCAACCGCGCAAACTAATAGCACCACAACATCTTGGCAAAAATTTACACAGACTATTACTGTCCCAAGTAATGCTACTGAAATAGCAATTTATTTTGACAATTCTGCTTGTTCTGGAACCGCTGGCGCTGCTGATTATTATGACATCACAGGTGTTCAGCTTGAACAAGGCTCTGTAGCCACGCCATTTGAACGGCCATTGATCAGCAAACAGTTGGCTGATTGTCAGCGGTATCTTCCGGCATGGTCGTCAACGTCTGCGGGTGCAACGGCCTTAACTTTTGGAAATGCAAGTTCAACAACGAACGGTAAATTTTCGCTTCCGTTTCCAGTATCTGTTAGGACCCCGCCAACAGGTGTTGTTATTTCTTCCGCAGCGCACTTTTTTGAGTTTCAGACTGGGTCTGTTATAACCTGCACGGGCATTACGTTTAATAGTTCAACGTACCTGTCTGGAGCGGTAGATGCCACTGTTGCTAGTGGATTAACATCAGGTGGTTGCACAATGTTTGGCCCTCAAAGCACTTCTGCTTTGTTATATTTCACAGGATGCGAACTATGAACTGGCAACTTCTTCCTCATGATCCACTCCGTCCTGAAGATGTCGTAGTCAGAGTTCTTCCCAACGGTATGATGGAAAGCAGGACAGTCTCATCTTTTAATGAGAAGGATGAAGACTACGCCGTTATCATGCAACTTGTCGCAGACGGCAAACTTACGATTGGAGCCGCAGAATGACGATCACGTTAAACGGCACCACTGGCGAAATTCCAGCAACGTGGACCACAGCCACCCGCCCCGCGTCGCCGACGACGGGACAGTACGGCTATAACACCACGACCAGCGCGTTGGATGTGTATAACGGATCGGCTTGGGTTAGCGTTACATCTAACAACCAAAGCACAACTGGCCCAACTCAACAGACATTTACGTCTGGTTCTGGCACATACACCAAACCTGCTGGTGTTTTGTGGATTAAAGTTCGTATGGTTGGTGCGGGCGGCGGCGGTGGCGGTGGTGGCACAACTGCTGGTGCTGGCGGTGCGGGCGGGAATACTACTTTTGGTTCGTCATTTTTGACTTGCAACGGAGGCGCGGGCGGCGGTGCCAGTGGACCGGGTTCGCAAGTACTTGGTGGCACGGCTACTGGCGGTGACATAAATATACAAGGCGGAAGCACGGACCCTATACTTAGCATTGGAACCGTTGGCAACAACACTAGCGGGCGCGGCGCGGCTAGCGCATTTGGCGGTGGCGGTGCTGCGGGTTACGGATATAGCGGTGGCAGTACCGCTGGAACGGCGGGTTTAGCTTATGGATCTGGTGGCGGCGGTGGCGGTGGCGCAGCATCCGGAAGCGGTGGCGGCGGCGCAGGTGGCGGTTATTTAGAAAAAATTATTAGTTCACCTTCTGCTACTTACACCTATGCAGTCGGTAGCGCCGGTACAGCGGGTACAACTGGAACAAGCGGCAGCGCGGGCGGTGCGGGTGGTTCTGGTATTATCATCGTAGAAGAACACTACAATTACTAAGGATTGGTTATGCAACGATACGCAATCATTAAAAATGGTGTAGTTGAAAACGTAATTGATTACGAAACGGCTCCCTTGACTCCAATTCCAGGTTTTACAGATGAGTACCTTGCTGTGCTTGACAACACCTCAAACCCCGGTTGGACATATGAAAACGGTATATTTACAAATCCAAACCCACCAGAACTTTTTGTAACAGCAACTCCAACGCTAACTGATCTCCAAACTCAATTGGCTACCTTAACTGATCAAATTAACGCAATCGTAAATAACCCATGAGAGAAAAGGTCGAAGAGCTTGAAGAGATCCTTCAGAATTTGCCGCCGGTTGAGCTGCCTCTGAAGCATCACTTCGCTGACGGCATCTACGCCCGCGAGATGTTCATGCCAGCGGGGACGGTTCTGACGGGGGCAGTTCACAAAACGAAGCATATGTGTATACTGTCCAAAGGCCGTGTTCGCGTTGCAACGGATGATGGCCCTGTTGAACTGGTCGCCCCTGCTACGCTCATCGCCTACCCCGGCGCTAAACGCGCCATCTACGCCTTAGAAGACTCCGTGTGGACAAATATCCACGCGACAACTGAAACAAATCTTGATAAACTCGTCGAAGAACTGACCGAGTCCACCGCCGCCGAATTGCAGGGCGGATCTGCCAACAGACAGCAGATCGCTCACGCCGAGAGGGAATTAACATGGCTTTCTTCTTAACCGCTGCTGTCGTTGGCGCAGGCGCTTCGCTTATCGGCGGATTGATGTCGTCCAATGCCACACAACAAGCCTCAAACGCTCAAGTTGCGGCGGCTGACAAGGCCACGGGCATTCAAAAGAACATTTCTGATGAACAGTTGGCCTTGCAAAAGGACATGTTCAACAAAGAAATTGAATTGCAAGAGCCGTTTCGTCAGGCGGGCTTAAAAGGCCAAAATCGTTTGATGGATTTATTAGGGTTGAGCGACAATACCGGTGTTTCGGATTATGGCATCGCTAACCGTAACTTTGCACCATCTGATCTTACGACCGACCCAGGCTATCAATTCCGTCTCAACGAAGGTCTTAAAGCACTGGATGCAAACGCCGCTGCTCGTGGTGGGCTTATCTCTGGTGCGGCGCTCAAGGCCGCTACGGCTTACGGCCAAGACATGGGTAGCCAAGAATACCAAAACGCTTTCAACCGTTACCAGACCAACCGTGCCAATCTGCTTAACCCGCTTCAGTCTTTGACCGGTCAAGCGCAAACGGCGTCAGGCGTTATGGGCAACGCCGCTGTAAGCAACGCCGGTCTGGGTTCGAACACATTAGCTAACTACGGCAACAACGCCGCCAATCTGGCAGTAGGCTCCGGCAATGCTCAAGCGTCCGGCTACATCGGTCAAGCTAACGCTTGGAACAACGCCCTAAGCGGCGTCGCTAACGCGGCTGGTCAATACTCAACAGGCATGGCTCGCTACGGCGGATATGGCGGCGGGTATGGCACAAACTATCCTGGTCAATACGCAATGTCAGGCATGTACGGTAGGGGGTACTAATGGTCGATTATAATATCCAACCCGTACAGATCCCTAACTTTGCTGCCGGTATCGGCAATGCTATGGATGACCGGTATAAAATTAATCTTGAGATGGCCCGCGCTAATCATTTGGCTCGCCAAGATGAAGTTGCATTGCAAAATGAAATGCTAAGGCTTAAATCCGCGCAAACGGCGGAAGCAAACGCTGCGTATGAGAAAAAACGCCGCGATGAACTTATGGGTGTAATGCAAGGGTTTGGAGTTACGCCTGCTGTAGTTGGCCGTCCAGGTCAAAGCTATAGCGGCACAGGTGTAGCTAATGATCCTTATGCAGATATATCTAACAAATTGATCGGCGCTAATTTTGTGCCTCAAGCTGAAGCTGTTCTTAAAGCACAAAATGAAGGTCTTACAGGCAAAAAGATTGGCGCGGAAACAACTAAAATCGGCGCAGAAACAACGGGCATTTTGTCCGACAACGAAAGGAAAGCCGCCGAAGCCCGCGCAGCTCAGTTTAAAGAATATGGCGACGCCATCCTTCGTGCTGGATCTGTACCTGAAGTTAATGCGCTAATTGATAGCCACGCTCAAGCGTTGACTGAATTAGGCATTCCACCTGAACAAGCTAAAAAGAATTTTCTTGATGCGTATCAAAGGAACGGTGGCGATAATAACCCTGAAGCGTTTACGCAGACGCTTATGCAATCGTCGCAAGGTGCTATGGTAACGTCGAAACATTTAGCAGACATTGCACATACGAACGCGCAAACGTACCAAGCCAACGCTTCAGGCACCGCGAGCTTGGCGCAAGCAGACAAGGCAACCGGTGATCTTAAATTGGCCCAAGACAAACAAGCGTGGGAGCAAAATCACCCTGGATATGAATTAAGAGAAACTGCGCAAGGTTGGGTTGCAATTAACAAAAATAATCCAAATGACGTTACCTTAATTAAACTTGGTAACGAACCCGCTATGCCAATTAATAAAGCAACTAATATCCCCGCTGGATATCGTATGGCGGCTAACGGTACTTCAATGGAAGTTATCCCCGGCGGTCCAGCGGATGCTAAACAATTAGCGGCGGCAAATGTTAAACTTGAGCCAGGGCAAAAGTTAGATGAGAACGGCAACATCGTTAATATGCCGAATAGCCGGATAGATGCGCAACAAAGAAAAGCGCATGCTGGCGATGCCAAGAAAATTGAAACGGTTAATGTTGCAACTGACAGCACTCTGTCAAATATTGACCAAATTCTTGATCCTAAAAAATCATCTGATTTTGATGCTAACTTTGGTTATGGGTCTTCGTTTACATCTAAAACGCCCGGCGCTCGTGATGTGGCGGCAAAAATAGATAATATTAAAGCCGCGCTAAAAAGCCTTGGTTTAGAAGATTTCCGTGTGAACGGTTCAATTGGCGCTATGACTGAAAAAGAATGGCCTATTGTTCAAGATCGCATTGCAGCACTTAAAGACAATATGTCACCGGAAGCCGCTCGCCAAACTTTGGCGGATATTAAAGATCGTCTTAACATGATGCGTAACATCGCGCACGATAGTTATGATAATCAATGGGGCGCATCGCAATATTATAAGCCTGATTTGACCAAAAACTCAACGACGAATATCTTTAATGCGGCGGATGCTATTATCGGAGGTAAATAATGGCTTCGGCGCAAGATTACGCAAGCTGGATCGTCAAGAACGCCGATAAAAAAGGCACTCCTGAATTTGATACAGTCGTTAAGGCATACCAAGCCGCCAAATCGGGCGCAGCCCCCGCTGCGGCTGCAACCGCGCCTGCGATGCCGTCTAATGAAGGTATGCCCGCGCCGCGAGTTAACGCGCCTGAGCCTACACCGTCTTTTGCCGATCAAGCATCCGATGCTTTAGGTTATGTAGGCCGTACACTTCGTAACGTACCTGAAAGCGCCGGTAACCTAGTAGGTGAAACAGTTAGCGCAATAGCGCATCCTATTACCTCGGCGCAGAGCTTAGCAGACACTGCCGCCGGTGCGGCGCGGGCTGGGTTTAAAGCTGTGTTACCGGAAAAAGTATTTAATTTTATTGATTCCATAGATAACCCTGAAACTACACAACGCATCGCAACGACGGCGTCTAATGTTGGCGGTCATTTAGCTAACCGGTATGGCAGCGCCGAAGCCATTAAAAACACAATTGAAAAAGATCCTGTAGGCGCTGCGGCAGATATATCGGTAATTTTAGGTGGAGGTGAAGCCGCGCTTAAAATGGCAGGCGAAACAGGTGCAGCTAATCGTTTAGCTACGGCGGCTAACATGACCAATCCACTTACGCCTGTGGCCGCAGGCGTTAATAAATTGGTTGGAACCGCTGCGCCTTATGCGGTCAATACTGTTAGAAATATGTCGCGACCCACTGAAAAGATATTGAGCGGCGTATTAGAAGATCGTGGGCCTGAGTATGTTGCTGCGTTGCGTAGACAAGCTGAAATTGTTCCTGGCAGTGTTCCTACCGCAGGTGAAGTTATCGCCGGTATGGACCAGCCTGGCACATTATTGCCCGCCCTTCAGGCAAAAGTAGCCAAAGGCGTTGCTTCTACGCCTTATGAAGATATTGCGGCGGCGCAACGTGAAGCGCAGATTAAATCTATTCAATCAATTGGGCAGACGCCTGCTGATCTAGCAGAAGCTATTAAAGCGCGTGGGGAAACCACAGCACCTATGTATGAAGGTGTTAAGGTTCAACAAGGCCCGATAAATACGCAACCAGTTATTGATGTTATTGATAAGGCGGTAAAAGAAAACCCATTAAATCGTCCTTTAGTATCGGCGCTAACGGGCCTAAAAGACAATATTAGCAAATCAGCAAATGCTGGCGATCTTTCATCGGCGCTAGATGATGTAAAAGCTATGCTTGGCTCGCAAGATAATAAATTTATTAAAGGGCAGCTTACGGATGTTAAGGATGCGCTTTCGGCGGCGCTTCCGGGTTATGGTGAAGCTCAAGCTAAATTTAAAGAGATGAGCCAGCCGGTCAATACAATGCAGATCGGTCAACAACTCGAAGGCGCATTAACGTCGCCTCTCAGCGAAAACCAGACCCGTCCTGGCGTATTTGCCAACGCCGTCGCAAACGCGCCAACAACGATTAAAAAAGCAACTGGCGATGCGCGATTTGCTACGTTATCTGACGCGCTCGAAACTGGTGATAGCTTAAAAGTCAGTCAGGTTTTGCAAGATTTGTCTAGAACGCAAGAATTTAAAGCCCTTGCGGCTAAAGGCGCGGAACAAGTTAAAGATCTAGGAAAAGCGGCTATACCTCGTTCGCCTAGCTTCTTTAGCGCATGGGCTACTATGGCTAATAAAGTTATGGACGCGCTGGAAGGTAAAATCAATCAAAAGGCAGCAATGGAAATCGCAGATGCTATGATGCGGCCAGAAACAGCGGCCACTGCGATTGAAAAAGCTATGCGTGAAGTTCAAATGCAAAAAGCTATTGAAGAAGCATATGCCAAACGCGGACAAACAGCCGCAGGCGTTACGCGCAGCGCGGTAGTTGGTGCGCCTCTTCAAATGATTAATCGCAACGCTCTTGCCCCTCAACCCAACCAAAACGCATTGGCTCAGTGATGGATACGCAGTCGCTTATTAACTTGGCCGGTGGGGCCGCTTTGACGGCGCTTGGTTGGTTTGCTCGCGAGGTGTGGGGCGCTGTCAGCGAACTGCGGCGGGATTTGCATCAGATCGAAGTGGATATGCCTAAAGAATACGTCCAGAAGATCGACCTCGACAAACGAATGCAACATATCGAAGATATGTTCCAGCGCATATACGACAAACTGGACGCTAAGGCGGATAAGTAATGGATCCATTTACGCTGATCGCAGCCGCGACAAGCATTTATAGCGGTATCAAATCAGCGGTTGGGGCAGGCGAAGATGCTCTCAAGACGGCCGAGCGCGTCGGTAATCTGTTCAGCAAAGT